GGGTACTCTTGAGGGATCGCTTGGCTGGTATCCGACGTTTCTTGAGAAGTGGAAGTCACCGGCGGTGCAGGAATCCGAGAATGTTGCGAGTTTTTCGTTACCATCGCCTTCTAATGTATTTGCTTTTCCGGGTGGGTTTGACAATCCTGTTATCAAGGAGTTGGAGGGGAATCTTTCTCCAACAGCTTTCAGGGAGCGGGTTCTTGCTGTTCCTGCACCTCCTTCGGGACGTGTTCATCAGACATTTGATCCTACGGTGCATATTCAGCCTACGAAGTACGATGCGTCGTTGCCGGTCTATCTGGCTATAGACCCGGGTTATTCTGGCAGAAGCTCGACTTATGCGGTTGAGGTTGTCCAGCCCCGGCCTCGTCCCTGTCATGGAAATCACTTCTGGGTGATTGACGAGATATTCGAGGTAAGGCATCATCCTACGGAGATTGCCCGGATGGTGATGCAGCGTTACTGGTGGAAGAACGAGATGAAGACGGCGGTTGTTGACATCTCGGCAGAGGGGCACAAGGACGGTATGGAATCTACCGTGGAGGTCTGGTATAAGACCACCGGCCTCGTGCTAATGAACCAGAAAGTTAATATACTACCGGGAATCGGACGATTTGATTCGATGCTTTCGATATGCCCGGAGTGCCAGGAACCGTATCTGGTATTTGATTCACGGAAATGCCAGGGGGTTATATCCGAGCTTGGGGGAGGGACGAATCCCTTTGACGGGCAGGTTCATGTATATTCCTGGCAGAAAGATCGGCAGGGGAACGTTGTTGGCGGCAACCCGGTTGATGAATACTGTGATGGGATAAAGGCTATAACCTACCTTTTTGTCAACCAGTTCGGGTATGCTGAGGCACGTCAAATGCGTAGCAAGGTTGGTCGCGTTAAGCGACATCGTATAGATGGCTGGTAATGACTACTCAAACGACTGATCAGATACAGCGTATTCTGGACCGGATACATCGACGCTTTAATTCCATGAGCGACGTCATCAAGAGGATGGACGATGACGAGGCTCGCTGGCGTATGGAGTCTTTCAGGCCCGATGCCAGGGAGGGGATTGCTCCTGAAGATGCTTATACCACCAATATCGAGCGAGTTATCGCCGAGAAGGTTGTTTACGGTATTGCATCGTCTAATGTCATAGTGCGTGTGAATCGGGATCCCGGCTCTACCGATAAGGTGGATGCCAATAATGAGTACGAGCGTCTTAATATTGGTTTTCTAAACGAGGCAGACCGGAGACTGGAGGCGCAGGGACAACCTCCTGTTCTCGACCAGCTCGCCTGGTATTCGCCCAATCGCGGGCGTTATGTGGCTGCACGGGCACTGTTGATGAAGAATGAGGATGGCGAGACTGTTGTAGATATTCTTCCGATGGACCCTCGTAATTTTGTTTTCGACCGCGACCCTGAAGGGATTACATGGGCTGTTTACAGGATGATGAGAACCCGGCAGGAGATCAGGGACTCGTATCCCGGCTTTCGGTTCGAGCCAGCTGGTAATGGTATAGACGAGACTGACGACCAGCGTCCTGAAGTTATCTACGATTACTATATGAGAAGCCGTAAGCGCAAGTCTGACGGGGGATTCAGGACTGTATGGCTTAACGGTGTAATTATTGATGAGAAGTGGGCAAAGCGGCCTACTGACACGTTTGCAGAAACCTCTCCGATTATCGTGAGGGCTGTCGGGTCCATGCCTAATATGGGACAGGTTTTCGATAATGACGGCCTTTTTAATAACGAGGTCGATTTTGGCGAGTCTGTATATGCTCCAAACCGCAGTATCGTAAAGGCGCTCAACCGTATGCGGTCGTACCGTATGGCGCTTACTGCCTACCAGGTAGACCGTGCTTACAAGGCAAAGTCTATTGGTGGGAACCTTACATTCGAGGAGAATCCATTAAAGAAAGGTTCGGAAGTCACACTCGATACGACTGCCCAGGAAGATGTCGAGGTAATTAATATTCCCGGCATGGGAGTTGATGCCCAGATGCTCGAAGGCGGGATTACTGCTGATGCACAGGCAGGAGGACTTCCCGCACAGGCTTTATCGGGCCAGCCTCCTCCGGGCGGGCTTTCGGCTGCTGCGATGCGGCTGCTTGGAAACAACCTCGGAGAGCGTACCAGGCCGTTTTTGAAGCCGGTCGAGACGTGTCTTCTTGGCTGTCTTGAAGCTCTCAGCGCGCAGTACGAGACGGGTTCGTACCGGCCTATCAGGGTAATTGGAAAGACTATACGTCGTGAGGCATTCGACCGGCAGATTCATCCTGAGAGTGTTGCAGATCATGGTACTCTTACATTGAAGCTCATACAGGTACTGCCTGAAGACGAGAATGTTAAGTGGGCAACTGCCCAGCTTGCGATTACGCCTAACTCGTTTGGAGAATCACTTGCTGATGTAGAATACGTCCGTGAAGAGATTCTTGGAATGCAGGATGCACAACTACCATCTACACGTCAGGTACTCGAACGCGCTAAGATGTCCGCACCAATGCTTGGTCTTAATGAGATGTACCAGGCAGCAATGAGACGGGGCGAGACTGATACAGCCATGTATATTGCAGGTAGAATCCAGCAGATGGGGATTCAGGAGTTCCTGGAAGACCAGTCGAAAATGTATGCTTTTATGCAGGCAATGGGCGGTCCGCAATCTCTTCAGACAGCAGCAGCTGGTATGGGTGGAGGCGGGGTTCCCGGCGAAGTACCCGGCCCGGAAACACAAGGAGTACCCGGAGGAGCTCCGGGAGTAAGGCCGGAAGTTGCAGCAGCGGCAAATTACGCAACGCAGACAGGCCCGCCGTCACCAGTTGCCGGTGAGGCGAGTACGGCACCACGTACTGGAGGAAGTGGACTTATACTTCCAGATGGTAGGCCGGTAGAAGAAATCGGACTTACAGGAGCATAATGCAGAGGCTACGATTGCTAACAGGAGTATAAGAAATGCCTTGGTTTCTAGTTACAGATAAAAGCGGTATGGGTTTCTGGGAATTTGGCTCTACCCCAGAAGAGGTTGCCCGTCGGGTTGGAGGTAATGTTGAGGTAGGTAAAACTCCATATGATTTTCCTCGGGTATTGAATAATGAAGGTCTGCCGACTGCTGATCGTAATCCAGGTTTTAATGAAAAGTTCACGAAAGATCGTGAAGCTAACGCCCTTGCATGGGAAAAAGCAAATCCTGTGCAGCCAGGTCTGGCGGGTATGGAGGGTGCGACTGAGGGAGACTATCTTGAACTTGCCGCCCCGGAAGCAGCTTTCCGAAAGTATCTCAGGGGTCTTAATCTTGGCCCACAGTATTATGCGCCACCTGCAGCTGAAGGTGCAGCAGCAGCTCCCGTTTATGCACGTCCGACATTGCGTCAGCAAGCAGCCCAGGCTCAATATGAACCTTTAAGTGCATTATTTACTGGCCAGCAACTTCTGGGCACCGTAGATCCAAGAGAAGAAGATGAAGTTGCGCGCGAACGGATGTTTCGGAGCTTCCTTGAAGGTATTGGACCACAGGCAGGTGTAATGCCAAGGGCTAGACCTAAAGATCTTAGAAGTACTTTTGCCGAATTTGAGGATATTGGAGGATTAGGATCTACTGGGCCAATATGGCAGCAGATGGCTACTCGTCCCCAGACAGTTACTGAAGGTAGGCCGCTTGCCAACCTGGGGCTACAGGCTCTTAGATCGACAATATCGCCACTGGCATTACGGTACTTCAACCTTCCAAGCCAGGAAGAGCTTGCGACAAGATATCTTTCAAGTCCTACCCCTGGTGTTCAGAATTACGCTAAATTCCTCAGAGCGCAGCTTGGAATTCCGACGTAGGAGTCAATATGGCATTTCCATTTGACAATGACGATGTTAATAACCCGTTTATAGATTTCCTTGAGGGGCGTACTCCCGAGGCATTTCTGTATGAGCGTCTTGGTGCAAGGCCGTCACTGGGTGCCCAGCGTGTTACGCAGGGACTTATGCCACTGTTACTGAACCAGTTTCAGGGTCAGATAGCGCGTCAGGCACTTGCAGGTGAAGTACCCGAAGAGCGGTTTCGCAAGTTCATTGACCAGATGAACTTCAACCGGATGATCAGGCGAAATACACCCGGAATGGGGCTGACAAGCTCGTTGCGTATGCTGACGTAGTC